TTGTTTGGCGGGGCTGGTTAGGCCCAGGGTCAAACAGTGCCGGCGTTTAAACAACACTGCTGACTAATGCATCAACCACATCAACTCCTTGCTCGTCCACTTGTTGGGCGGTGGCGAGGCACTGCACGATTCCGCGAACGTGGTGGTTGATTTCCACCTTGTCTACCAGTGGAACGAACATTCCGAGCTGGTTGAACTTGCCCACGTACTCGTGCTGCTTGGCAACTAGTTGTTGCACTAGGAGGTCGACTGCGGCTTGGGAGCGAGCTGTCCACTTGAGGTAGCTGGCTCTGAGCTCTGACTTGTTCTGCTGCGACATCTTGGGGTGTATCTGGAATACGGGGCTCTGGCTCAACTACCATTCCGTCAACAACAGCTGGTATTTTAACTGCCAACTGTGTTTCGAGAACGGGTCCAAATTGATCCAGAGCATTGACTTGAGCCACCGACTGATCAAGCAGCTCAAGCTCGCCTTTTCCAATGCCCAAAATGTCAGCCATGGTCTGAGCAATCAGATCCCGATCCTTCTGTGGCCAGGCATTTGACATGCGATGTTGTTCCTCCCGTAATAAGCCCTTGGGTTTCAATCCCGTGATCTCAATCACGCGCTTGGCCCAAGTGCCAACAATGGGTGTTTTACTATCGGTTACCCAGTAACCGTGAGCTTTGTTGGCTGCAGCCTGAGAGGGGGTCACTGCCCGATTAGCTGTTAGGTGTAATTTGCTAATGGTGCGTAAGGGATCCTGAAACGAATCCAATGATGTTAATGGGTCAACGAAATAACGTCCCAAATAAGGAAACGGCTTTCCGTTGTCGAAGGTCTCGACCTCCAATTTCAACCCAAGATCCCGCGCAGCTCCAATGAAGTGCTCAATTAGACCCGGTTCATCTTCATCAACCGAATCATCGCCGTATTTGAGTCCGAGACGATCGAACGATTGGGTAGGTGTATAACCCATACGACGAAGGGCACAGTACTTGACGTATGCGCCGATTATAGTGTTTCCGTCAGTTGTTATGGGGCTACCGCTTCGAGTTCCAAAACCTGGATCGAAGCTGAGATTCTCCTTAGTACGGCCTTTTCGGATGAATACCCTGTTGAGAAGTCCTAAGAGTTCTGCGCGATATTCCTCCGCAACCCACTGCATATAGCAAGGGTAAACAACATACTTTTGAAGAAACTCTGAAATAGTGCCATCAAAACGACTATAATCGCCGCAAGCCCAACCATGCCCATGCGCTTGCATGTCTGCAAGACGCTTGAGTGTCTTCCTTGGATTTAAACCAGGTCCATACCAACGATGTTTCTTCAACACATTCTCTTTAAATGCCAACGTATAGGAACTAAGCATCACCGTTAACTCAGGCGACATTGTTGTTATGTTCCTTGGATCGTTAACTGAGCTGTATGGTTCAGCTTTAACGAAGGCTTCCAATCGATTATGTGGAGTGGTGGTAAGAGTTGCCTCAACTAACTTAAACCTGGCTTTCTGCTGAGCAGTGGCCTGCCTCTTGTGGACTTCAATCGCGGACAAAGGGTTGCCGACCCCCGCTTTCCCCACAACTAGTGCAGTGAATTCGGTGGCAAACTCCTTGTATGACCTCGGCGGAACGATAGGGTTCCTCACTTTGTTGATACGCCCATTAATGGTCGCTTCATCGGCATTAATGCCGCGTGATGGAAACATTGCTGGTTGCGTCACCAAAGGCCCAGTTACCTGGGTACCACTATCTTTCCCATCTTCCGTAGCTGATGTTCCCAACGGAAGGTAGTGCGTAGGCACTGCTGTTGTTCTCACGACGTTCTTGACAAGCTTAAGACCAAACATATTGAACAACAAAGGGGCATTTACGCCAGCCTTATCATCGCCAGCGGCTCTAAGTATACGCTCAACGTCCGATATTAATGGCGGAGCAGTTTTACACTTGAGCCTCTGCTCAATGGCTGCATAAAGCCTCCCAGTTGTTTCAACAGATTGCCACGATCCCTTAACGGCTAGTGATAAGCTATCCTTTACTGGCTCATATAACATCTGTAGTGGTCCATTAGGGCTGTCAAAACACATCTTCTTACGCTTCATCATTGGTACTGGTGGAAGAAACCAATAAAAAGGCGGCGGCACGGCAGCCATAGGTGTTAAGACTACCAACCGATGATCCTCATCACCCTCTATCTCACGTTGTTCGAGATTAAATATGAGTAAATCACCGTTGCGCGCGTAAGTCCCTACAACATCATTCGTATAGTCCCAGAGTCCATGCCGGTACGATGAACCACCGTTAACATGAAACTCCACATCATCTCCATCAATTCGCCAACAATAATCATCGCGACGGCCAACTGAAGTACGGGGTACAAAAGTATATAGAACAATGGGCCGGAAATATTGCATCCATACCCCAACGTCAGTGTAGTAATCGACGTCGCACATACAAATACAGTGTTTGTTTTGGATCTTGTCATCACAAAACGGGATCCCAAGATCCTTAGCACCATAAAAGTATCTTGTTCCATCACCGTGGTCAGTGGCCGAGCGTGATACATTGTAGGGAATATATCCAGCTTTCGTCGCAAGATCATTAATAAATATATTAACGGTTGTGCGATAAGAAGCTGCAACAGGATGAGAGTGACTATTCCTGTGAGGAGTGATTCGAATGACATCGCGAGTTAAGAACAACTGCCGAAGTTTTACAGGTCGATATATAACCGACTCGACGTACTTAGATGAAACCCGTACGTTTGGCAACCCAAAATTGACCGCAATCAAAGCAAGGTACTTGATGGTATAATAAACCCACTTGATGCGGTACCATACACGCTGGTACCACTTCTGATGATATGTGGTTTTAGAATACGGATGCTCGTCTTGCAACAAATATTGGGTTTTGCGACTTGACTCGTCCATGTGTGGTAAACACAAAT